CTTCAAACCCTAAATAAGCTTTAGGTATTCTTAATGCGGTTAAAAGTTTCTTTTGAATATACTCAATATCGGCAATTTCTGACAAGTTTGCGGCTCCCGCTAAAGTCTCTATTGGCATTGTTTGTTGAGCATCTCTAACAGGAATAAAATAATCTTGGTCAACCGCCATTTGATTAAATCTTAAATCTACGTTACCAGTTTTAGAATCAACCACTTGATCTCTTTTAAATTTATTTGCAACTCTTTGTACATAAGCCTCAACATCTTTGTCATCCATGTTACCAACATAAACTTTAAATACACGTCTTTCAGGAGCTCTTGATGTTCTATAAATTAACATCGCATCTTCAGCCAAAACTAATTGTTTCCAAATACGTCTTGCTTTTTCTAACATTGATGTTCCGTATGGTAATTTTCTGTCATCACCTAATAATCTAAAATGAGCGACTTCCCAAGTGTTAAATTCTAAATCTTTATTTTTCCAAACAAACCTTAAATTTTTTTCTTTTGTGGAAGGCGTGGTATTAGTTGATCTTGTTTCCGCCCCACGCTCCAATCTTTCAATTTCAATGTTTGGTAATTGCATACAACTTGTTACCCCTTTTTCTGGGTCAAGTTTTAAATAAACAAAATTATCACCGTATTTACACATATTTCTAACCCACATTTGTAAGTTAGTATTAACATCCAAATTGTTATTAAACAAATCAACTAATATACTTTTTATTCTTTTTGATTCTGAATAAACTTGTAAAATATAACCATCTTGATTTGAGGTCGTTGATTCTTCGGCATATATATCTAAAGCAGTTGATATCTCTGGGGTGTATTCCATTGACTCATAATCATAAAAGGCAGATATTCTATTTGGTTCGTAATAAACCGCCTGACTATATAGGTTATTTTCAATTTTTTTCCAATTGTCATTTAAAAATAAAGATTGTTGTATTTCTAATTTTTCTTTTTCGTATTGGGCTTTATCTGTTGTTTTTAAAATTTCTTTTTTATCAAATTTATAAACAGGATCATCCATACCTAATAATGAATTAGGTCCAAAGGTTTTGGATAATCTTTGCCAAATAGTTAGTTCTTTTTGATTTTGTTCCATGTTTAAAATTTAACTTATATTTTTTTAATATAAAGTTTATTGTGTTATATAATATATATACCCTATCATTTTATGGTGGTTGTTGTGGTTATATTTGTTTGATTAATGTCGTATTGACTTTTTTTTCTAAATGTTGGTTCTATTACTTTAACCGCAAAAATACCTTCTCCGGTGACAACCATATTTGATCCACCTACTATTTTACCACTTTTTTTACGTCTTATACTACCCATAACTATAAATATTATCTACCACCGAATAACCAATTATATTTAATATAATCATCTTTAGTTACAGAATTTATTTCTCTACCATAATGATCTCTTTTAACATTTAGGTTAGGTAAAACAGGATTAAAATGAGCTTCTCTTGCAACAGATTCATTTGACGTAACTGTCCAAGACTCTAACATTATTTTTGCTTGTTCGGCCACTTTTTCTAACTTAGAAAATGAAGATTCCCCAACGTATATTGCCATAGACATACCCATTATTAAATCATCATGTTGTCCTCTTTGATGGTCAGGTCTACCGTTTATGTAGACAAAAGTGTTCATTTCATTATATAATCTAACACTTTTTATTTTAAATTTATGTCTTACCGCCTCCTCAAATGCCGCAACTATCTGAACTCTTTTATTATTAAAGTTAATTCCGGGTATTTTATCCGCCGCCTTTGTTGTATTTGACCATATACTTGTGGTATCGACCCCGTCAACGTATAGGCTTTTATAACCCAATTCTTGTAATTTTCTAACTGTGGTAATACCCATACCACCAGTGATATCAACAACAATAAACGCGGAATACATTATTCCCCATTTGTATGCAATTTCGGCTAAAGCGTCTGGCGGAATTTTACCAACATATTCAAAGACTTGTTCCCTATCATCAAAATCAATAATTTGTATTGAACTAAAATCTTCACTATCCCCTCTTGACACATCAACACCCATTATGTACTTATGTCCTGGTATTGGGTCTTTCCACAACCATAATGAATTCCCCATCATCTTACCTTGTGGTTCACATAAAGTATTATTTTTAATTTCCTCTAATTGTTTATTATCAAATACATTATCCCCTGAACCTAAAAATTCACAATTTAATTCTTGGTTAATTTTTCTTTTATCATATTTTAATTTCTTAACCATTTTTTCATACCAAGTTGAACATGGTTTGAATCCATCTTTAAAATATTTTGAAACTTCCTCGTAATTCCTTTCGTAAGGATCAATATGTGCAAATGACACATGTTTTGATTCGTCCTGTTGGTCTTTATTTAAAAGATAATGTACTAAATCATCTGTTGGTACCAAGAATAAATCTTTTGCGTATCTTGGGTCTCTCCACCAAAACATTTCAGAAATCTTAAAATTATTAAATCCTTTTAATGCTTGATCATATATTTCATAATATATTGGGTCATAACCATTTGGTGTCGATACAACTATAACTTTACCTCCCGTAGAAAGTGAAGCCATACAAGCCGCCCAAAAATCGCTATCCGCCTCAATAAACGCGGCCTCATCAAACACAAGTATTGTTGGTGTAAAACCACGTAAGGCATCTTTTGATGTTGCAACCGCCTTAACCTCACTACCATTTGTTAATTTGTAATGTTTTTGTGAATTTTTATCAACCGAAAATCCTGCACCAACCCATGAAGGCCATTGATCAACAAAGGATCTAATTTTGTTAGCCATCTCCATTGATGTGTCAAGTTTGTTTGCAATTATTAATATTTTTTCGGGTTGATTTTTTTTGGCAAATACTAACCTTTTTGATACCCAAGCGGCGGTTACTGTAGATACTCCGGCCTGTCTATATTTTAATGCAATATTTTCTTCATAATCCTCGTAATCTTTTAATAACGATACTTGATCTGGAAATAACTGTAATGGGACGTATTTTGATACTGTATTATCATAGGTTTGTAGATATGTTTTTAATGCGTATTCAGTATCTTTCATACACCTAACATATTCTAACATTATTTGTTCTTTAGTTAAACTCATAAAGTTTTTTATAATAAATACTTACACAAAGTATTATTATAAAAAAACCCACCTTTTGGGTGGGTTTCATTTTATTTAATGTTATTAATATGAAAAATCATCTTCTTCATCATAATCATACTCATCATCATCGTCGTCCCCACCCTTAAATTTTTCATATTCTTTTTTAGCCTTTTCAAAAACTTCTCTAAATTCTTTAACCGCCTTTAAATTGTCTTCTTTTTTATTTGACACAACATTTGCAATAATTTGTTTTAAAAATCTTTCTGCGGGAATCTCATATAAGTTTTTTTCAAAAAACGGCATATAAATACGTCCAGAAGGTTCTAAAACTAATTCATCGGGTAACATTGTTCTTATTTTTCTTGCTAATTCAGCACCAACTCTAAAATTCATTGGTTCATTTTCCATTGTATCTGTTTGGGAAATAACTTGTCTTGCCATTTCAGGATCCATTCCTTTCCATTGTTGTCTTGTGGTTACCATACTAAAAGCCTTTCCTACCTCATGTAGTAGAATAGGGAATATTAAACCATTTGCAAACCAAGTATCTTTTTCTTCAGATTCACCACCTTGATCGTCATCATCATCGTCATCGTCATTTGGTTGAGCTTTACCCGCAGATCCTGCGGCATTACCACCTAACATTTCAATTAGTTGTTGATTTGTAAAATACATCAAATCATTAGCCCCCATTATTTTATTGTATAAAGGATATAAAGAAGGATCAATTGCATCTAACCTATCTTTATATGCTTGGTAACCATATTGACCTCTTTTTGCTTTACCCATAACGTAAGCATTTATAATGTTTCTTTTCTCAATCTCTAATTGTTTTTGTTCTTCAGGGGTTAACTCATCAATATCAAATGAAAAATTAGCAGGTATTGGTAATTTTTTATTTTCTTTTGCTTTCATCTGAAAAATAGATGGGTCTACAGATTGTTCACCAAGAAAGGTTAACATATTTAATAGTTCAAATTCATAGATTGTTCCTCCATCACGAGATTTTCTTTTCTTAATAGAACCATCTCTCAACGACTGTTCCATTGTAGTATCGTAAGGCATCCACCCTTCTTCTTTTGCCCCAATTTCAACCGCAAGATCTCTAAGTTTTTCTCTATGTCTTGGTTCTGTCATCATGGCTTGTCTAACTGCCATCATTTGTTCCATTTGAATTGCGGACATAACCGATGGTTCTGTTATGTTTCTTTCTGTTCCAAAATATCTTTTTACATAATCAACAATTTCTTTAAATCTGTCACCAGACAATCTCTCAACATCTGAAACACCACCCGCAAATCCTCTATTCTTTGCATAAATATTTTCAGGATCCTCAATCTTTTGTTGTACTCTTGGGTCCATCCTTTCAGGATAGTCACCATAATCAACAGGAGCCTCTTTAACTATTCTTCTTATTAATCTTTCAAGTTCTTTATGTCCCATTATTAAAAATTTAATACGTTCATTATTGCATCAATGAAATTACTTTGTTGTTTTTCCATTTTAGCTTTTGGTTTTTCCTCCACATCAGGATTAGGATCCCTAAAAGGATTTCCTTTTCTTCTTGTTGGTGTTTTTGTTTTTTCTCTTTCTTTAGTTCTTTCTTTTTCTTTTGTTCCAGCTTTTGGTTGTTCCTCAACACCGGGATTTGGATCTCTAAATGGATTATCTTTTTTTCTATCCTTTTCTTTAGTTCTATCTTTTTCTCTAGTTCTTTCTTTTTCTTTTGTGTCTTCACCTAAAGAAAAAATATTTGATATTGGTTTTTTCATTCTTTTCATTTCAATTCCCGATTCGTCAGAAAACATAGACATTTTTTTTGGGTTTTTCAAAATCATAGAATTAAATTTATTGGATTTTTCCGATATAGTTTTTAACATATTACCTTTAGTAAAAGTTGGGTTGATGTGTTCATCGAGTATATCTAAGATTTTATCTTCTAAGAATCTTTCTAAATTTTCATTTGTTTTTTTAACCGTTTTTTTTGGGTGTTTTTTATCTGGCATTTTTTTATAATCTTTTTTAGATGTACTATCAGAAAATTCTTTAGCCATCTTACACCATTTTTCTTTTGTTTTACCGGTACTGCTTTTACATTTTGACCAAAATAAACCTTGTTGTGCCTTTGATTCAAATTTTTCTTTCATTTCAGATTCAAACATTCCCATCCCATCTTCAGTTGCGTCAGGATCGTTTACAAAATCTACCGTATCATCCTCACTCATTTCACCTTCTAACGTAACATCAACACTACCATCAGCATTTAATTTGAATGCCCTTCCTCCTGGTAATGACTCTCCTTTTGTTTTGGCGTTAGAAACTTCAGAAGAACTAAATCTTCTTATTTTAGTTTGTATATCTTGAGCCTCTTTATTTTCTTCCTTTTTGGAAAATTTCTCGGACAAAACTTTAATTTGATTATCATTTAAACCACTTATTGTGTTAAATGATAAACCATTTTCAAGTAAGGTTAAAATATGATTTTTAGTTCTCATACACTATTTTTTTTTCAAATTCAAGAACGATATCACGTTCATATAATTTATCTTTTACATCTTGCTCCGTGTCCCCAAACTTGAAGACCAATCTTTTAGTTATTGAAAAATCTATCTCATTTGTCTCTTTTTCCCAACCTAAAGAAAGTACTCCGTCCATAGCATCGATCATTGAGAATACATCGGAGTTTTGTACTAACTCTAAAATTACTTCTCCGTTTATTAATGTCCCCACTTTTTTAACGTATTCAAAGTCAGGAGATGATGGATAACCATTTGACGGTTTTGATTCCCAATTTTCACCCCAAACGTCTAAAGTATCTGAAAATATAAATTCATAAATGTTGTCTCCTTTATAATTTGGGCCCATCCCATTTATGTAAATTAGATACATCATAATACTCTTTTTCCGTTAGCTGATATTTTAAATTCGTTTAACCCAACTTTAAATAATAAATTCTTTTTGTTTGTTGAACCTATTAAAGACGCTTTTGGATTTTTTTCTAAAAATTTTAAAGCCGCTCTTTCTTGTGAAATAGTACTTGATAATCTTTTAATTTCCATTTCATTAATCATAACATTTTCTTTTAAAAGATTTTCATTTAATCTTTTTTTATTGTTTAATGATTTTTTTTCGTCTTCTGTAATTGAAAAGTATTTACCAATTATTTTATCTACTTTAGATTCTGAAAACATATTATCAGTTCTTGTACCTAAAGGCCCTACTTGTATTCTATTTCTATTTCTATATCCATATTCAGTTACTTCCCCTTCGTCTCCTC